TGAATCAGGGACGAATGCCATGAGGGCAAGATCGTCTTCTGCAAGTTGCTCGTTCTCTTCCTCGCACCAGTCGTCGATCTCCCCCCACTCCCAGTCTTCGGTGACGATGATGAGTAGGTCGATGCTGTCGTCCCAGTTCAAGCAACTCTTCAGGACCTCTTTCTTGCCCCCGAAGTCCACCTTCACCTTGTTGTCTGCCCACGCCTTGCGGGCAAATGGACAAGGAGGCAAGCCATCGAAGTGATCCGAGGGTCGCTCCAGTACCTGCCTACTCCATCGCTGTATCTCAGCAACAACCTTGAGACGCCAATGAGCGGAACCTACTTCTTCTTCTTGCCGCCGGTTCCCCAATTCTTGGCTCCCTTCTTTCGGCACTTGACGAGGGCACCGCTGGCGTAGGCAGATGGCCACTTCTTATAGCGGCTCTTCACCTTGTGGTAACAAGCATCTTTCTTACCACCTGACTTCTTCTTAGCCATTACTTCTTGCCCTTCTTCTTGGGAGACTTCTTACGGGGCTTGGACTTCATCTTGTGAGGGCAGCCGCAGCCGCCTTTCTTGTGGGCCATGTCAGCACTTCCATCTACGGCGGGCTTGACGAAGACGGCTATTTGGGTTCTTGGCCGCCTTAGGGAACTTCTTCATCTGGCCTGCACTGCGGGCACAGAAAGACTTTCGTCTCTTTGCCGCAGCACTCCCCTTCTTGACCTTTCCAGTCACAGCAGTCTTCAGTTTGCTGCCGGGGTTCTGGCGACGATACTTCGCGACACCCTTGGCGGTCATGCCTGCACCAGACTTCGTGGGACGCTTGTCCCCTGATCTGATGCTCATGCCCTTCATGCCTTTGCCGGTTCGCTTCTTGGCCATGTTCAACCCTTCGGAAAGTCTCGTGCAATCGACATCATACGATTGGTCGTCCAGTCTCGGTTCTTATCGACATTAGAACAGATCATGTCAATGTCCTTCCGGACTTCATTGATGTCCCTGTCGTGTATGCCCTTAAAAGCCTCAATCGTCTTTTCAAGACTTGAGACTCGATGACTAATCTTCCAAACAAAACCAATCAAGGCAAGAATAGTGGTGCTTGCCAACGTCATCAGAATATCAATGACGTACGAACCTATTACTTCCATAGCCCCCCCCGAAGTCAAAGAAGTCCGGGGTGGGGGCGTGAACCCCCACCCCATTCATCAATCAAACATCAGTCGCCGTACTCGGTGTCCGTGGTGACACCAGTCAACTTCATTCCTGCGGGCTGATCAGGGATCAACTGCATTCGAAGCATACCGGGCATCTGGACCACTTCCGTAAGAGCCCCACCAGCACCGCCAGTGAGATACGGGAACTTGGCACTGGTTCCGCCCGTGAGCGCGGGAGCCACGAACCGGAACGGAACGTGAGCAGGAGCCTCGCCCATGGCCTGAAGACCAGCGTAGTCAGGCGGGGAGTACCGCTTCCAGTTCTGACCCGAAGTCTTGATGCCGTAGACCGAACCATCTTCGACGTACTGCGAAGTGTTGCCCTTGTAGGTACGACCCTCAAACGTGAACGCAAAGCCTTCCTCGGAACCCTGAGAGTTCATGTTGGAAAGGTTTCCGGAACGTTCGATCTGGTACTGACCGATCTTCTGGGCTTCGTAGGAGAGCCACACACCGTCCGACGCCACAAGGCTGTCAATGGTCTGGCCCAACTTGGCCTTGGCCGCGTGGAAGCGACGGAGGTACTGACGGAGTTTATGCTCAGTCAGGACACCAACGCTGCCCTTGAAGAACGACTTGAACTCGGGGTGATCAGCAACGCTGATCTTGCCTTCGTTAGCCGTACCGACCGCTTCAGAGCCCAGCAGATCGCCGGTGTTCTTCAGCCAAGAGTTGATACCGGCAATGCCGGTGAACGAAGCCGAAGTATTCGTTGGTCCGTTTCCAGCCTCATCTTCACCACTGTTGGCGTACATCAGAGCATCGCCATCAGCAATAGCAACGGAGCCAGTCACACCACCAGCAAAGACATTGACGGCAGAAACAAGAGTAAGTTCACCCTTGAGGTCGTCAACGCTATCAACAAACACAGCGTAGCGAGCGCCGCCGGAGATCGAGTTACTTCGAAGTCCGTTGCCGCTGTCTTCACTTTCGTCGTAGATGTCGATCCGCTGACCGGCGAAGAACCGATCATAAGTGTTTTCAAGGATCGAGACCTTCGAGTAGTAAGGACCACTACCGCTGTTGGTGGGGGTACCGCTGATGGTTCCCAACTTGTACTTGTCAGCCTGACTGACGTACCAGTAGTTGCAGAGGGTGTGGGACAGGTTCTGGGCAAAGCCCTGAAGAACCGGAGCGATCACATCGCCGACCACTGCGGGGGTTGCATCCATCTGCATCTCACCAAGGGTGAGAGCAAGGTTGGTGTACATCGCACGCATGGGGACGGTCAGGCGAAGAGCCTTCGGCTTTGCACCCTCAAGTGCATCGGGGAAGGTCTTGGCTGCGGTGTTCTGGAGAAGACGGGCACCAATGGTGGTGCCAACCTGATCACCGAAGAGGGGGAAGTCCCCGACAGGAGCAGCCTGATCAATAACACCAGTCATACCAGTGCGGTACAACTTGTTGACCTGAAAGTCCTTGGAGAATTCACTGGCGTTTCCCACGCCCTGAGAGGTGACAACAGTGTCACGCCAAATCGGATCCATCGTCGGAAGAATCGTGTCGATCTGCTTCGACAGAATTTCTTCAATACGAGTGGAATCCTTATCAAAAAGAGTTCCAGTTGAAGCCATTTGAGATTACCTCACGCTTTGGAGTCGCCACCGGGATCGGAAAGCGACCGGAGCAGTTGATCGGAGGTCCAGTCACGCAACTGGCCCTCCACGTCACCGAAGGACTTGCCCGTCGTATCGGGCAGTTTCACAGGGTCCTTGCGGTAAAGATTGTCAGTTTGCCCCGCCGTTTCCGGAACTCTTCCGATCTTGGAAGTATCTCCGATTACCGTGAGCATGTCCTTAGCAACCTTGTTGGCTGCCTTCGTTACTTCCTCAGTCACCCAAGAGTCATCGAATGAACCCGCGTGGTTTCGACGTTGCCGGAGGTTTTCCAAGGCCTGAGCCCGGACGCGCTCCGTTACGTTTTCACGAGCCTGCGATGCCTCCTCGGGAGACCTGTTGGCGTTAAGCCAGTCAATAAGCATCTTACTGTCACTATCTGAATCAATAGCACCAGAAAGAGAATTTTCGAGATTTTGCTGGAGCATCTGTGCCCGCATCTTCATCATCTGATCATTCAGTTGATCCGTTCGAGGATCCGTCTGGGGAGCAGCGACTTGGGGGGTAGGTGCTTCTTCGGTCATTTCTGGGCTTTCATCATAGACCTTGACCCACTCGTCCACTTGCTCGGGCGTGTAGTTCATGTCAAGGAGGATTTGTCGGGCGTCTCGCTTCTTAACGGAAGCATCAGTTTCGGGGTTCATGAGTCGGGAAGTCGCTTCCCTAAAACCTTCAAGACCCCTCGCATACTCTTCGAGTTGCTGGTAGTTCTTATGCGTTTCCGCCAACTCCTGAACGGAGTATTCTTCTCCCCCCACTTGGATCTTCTGATCCGCATTGATGGGTTCGGGGGTTTCGACAGGAGCAGTTTCGACCGGAGCGGAATCTGCGGGGATCTCTGTCACATTCTTAATCTCTTCAGCCAAGGTTGGCTCCTTGAGTCATGCCGGGACCGGGTTGAGGCCCAGCGTTTCGTGAAGCCTGCTCTGCAAACAGAGCAGCAGAATCAGGGTTCGGCACCATTGCCGGTAGAGAAGCACCCATGAATTGAATCATGGCTTCTCTGTACTTCTTGAACTCATCAATAACGGTCGGGTCAGCCCTTGAGATCAAAGGACCTGACATAAACGCTGACAACACTCGCAACTGCAACTCAGGGCGAGAGGTGTGGGGGGTCAGAATGATCTGGCCTGCATCAGCACCGTTACCAAACAACGTAAGGATGTTTTGTACGACCTGTTCGTATGCGGCTTGATCTTCGTCGAGCCACATCGCAAAGTCCAAGCCTTCCTTCAAAGCAAACAACTTAAGACCGTCAGGATCAGTAAGGCCTGCCTGCAACATCTGCATGGCTTCCTGCTTACGAACAACTTCGGATCGGGGGTTGACCTGTCTCACCGAGAAGGTGAGATGGGCAACATTTGGAATCGGGTTGTTCTGAAAGGAGACTTCGCTGCGGTCAAAGTCGATGATCGCTCCTGCAAGGTTCAGATCGAGAGACTTGACCGGGAGGGGGCGAGGCCGAAGCAGGAGTTCCCGACTTGCATTCGAGACCATGCTTCGATACATCTTGCCGAATGCCTGAACCACACCCATGGTTGGATTGGTCATCGCACGGTTGATTTGCTCATCAAGGAACTGAAGGCCGGTAGCGGAGTCAACACGGCCCTTCTCAGCAATAAGATCCTGCACAGGATTGATGCCCTGCATCAACTGCTTGGCAAAGGCAGCAGTCTTACCGGGGATATCGCCTGCATTGTGGGGGGAGATCATGAAGGGACTGAACTTCTCGTTCAAGGGATCAGGTGCATACGAGATCATGCGAAGGCCATTGCCGACTTCTCGCAGTACAGATCGTTCGTTGAAGGATCCCTGAGGCATCACAACTACGCCGTAACGGTCCAGTTCCTTGATGTTATTGAAGAGGGCCTTCAACATCTTCTCCATCTCTCGGTTGATCGAGAAGAGAAGATCAAAGAGGCCAGCACCGTGGAACGTGCCGGTTTCCATAAACCGTGCAAACCCAATTGGGCAGTACGTCTGAGTGTTCTCAAGGTCTTGATCATCAATGAGATAATCACCTGAGCAGATGACGTATCGGGCACAGGTGCCCCGAGGGCCATCAATCCAAAGTTCCCTGACCCGAACCACGGTCATGGCATCAGCGGCATTTTCTGTGTAGCCCTT